CGGTTGATTTTATCGGCCACGATCCCGATGGCCTCATCAGGCGTCTTATTGGCCAGCTCATCTGCACTGAGGCCCAGTTTATCCAGGGCATACTTGGCCTGCCCCACGCCCAGGTCGACCTCGCCCAGTCGGCGGGAAAAGATCTCCAGGGACTTGTTGAGTGTCCCCTGTTCGACCCCGGAAATCTGTGCACCGTGCTGCAGTCCGGCCAGTTTTTCAGTGGTGATACCAATACGGTCCGACAACTTGGCATTGGCATCCACGCTTTGAAGTGTTTGCCGGATATAATATCCCAACACCGCCGGACCAATAAAGGCAGACGCCCGCAACGCGAGCTGGCGAAACGATCCACCCAGCAGATTAACGTGCTGGCGTGATCGCTTCATGCTGCGTTCAAAAGCACCGGTGCGAGCTATTAAACGCAATACCAAATTCTCGGCCATGTCAGTGTTCCAGTTGCTTTAATAAATTATTGGCTATACGCAAATTGTTTTGTCCGCCGGCCATGATCAGCCAAATGACACGTAAGCGTTTATTGTGTGCCGACTCGCCAAACAAACCCAGCAAGTCGGCGATTTCCAGTTCTTTTAGTTCATACGCGCTGAACCGGTCCAGTAGTTCCGCTTCTGTTATGCGGTAGTGTGTTCTGATTCGGATTCTTCGTCTGCCAGACCGGGTATTAAGTTTTTTAATATGTCATCAATCGCGCCTTCGGACTGCCCGCTGAGATCAAGTATTTTATTGCACACCTTTTCAGTAATCATGGCACCCAATTCAATCAGCCATAGATCGTCCTCCTCGGTGAACATCGGTTTGCCGTTTTCGTCACGGCAGCCCAAGCGCATCAACACGGCGGGCAGGTAATCTTTATTCTTTGTCTTTTGTACAAATTGACGATATCGCTGCAGTTCTAACGCCGTAAAACCGTAGCACCGAAATATGCCCGCATCCGTTTTGACTTCCTCATGCGGGACCTTGTTCCGGTGTTGCTGCAGACTTTCCTTTGTGGCGTACATGCATCACTCCTTTCTGAGGTGGTTTTTTGGTTTTTGTCACGGCCTGGGTGTCGGGCTCGGGGCCGTGGATAGGTTTTTCCGGTGTCTTTTCCGGCTCAAGCGTCTTTTCCAGCTCCAGGGCCGCATCAAAGGCGTCCCGCGCCGGCGGCGGTTTTGGGGGGCCTTCTTGTTTAAGGTAGCCGTATCCCTGATCACGCAATATTTCTGCGTCGGGCAGATTTAGTTTTATTTCCTGACCGGTCGTGCCGGCCAAGTGACGCGGCGTCGTGACGTCGGACGTGTAGCAAAACACGACTTTTTTCATAACAGCACCTCGTTATGGTTTGGGTTTCTGTTTGACATCCCTTGCGCGTTAGGCCGCGGCCGAGAAGGTCCAGCTACTGGACGGCGTCAGGGTCAACTGGAACGTGTCTTCGGATTCCGGATCGGAATCGATTCCGCCGACGTTCTGGATGAACCCCGTACCGGACCACGTCGAGCCGCCGGCATCCGTATAGGTCCAGGTCTCGGTGGTGCGTGCCTTGGCCTTCGCCCGCAGGGTGGTCTGAAGCGCTTTTTCGTACACGATCGTCAGGACCATGTCACCTTCCCGGCCCGCGCCGGGGATGTTGTTGGACAGCGCGTTGGTGTCGCCGGCCGTCATGTAATTGATCTTGGTCACATCGAGACCGCCTATCTGGCAGTTTTCGATGCCGGTAATAGACCCGCTGCTGGAGCCGACCAGCGTGGATCCGGTTAGTGTCGTTGGCATAATGTCCTACCTTTCTGGCGAGATTAATCCACGCCGATCGCTATTAGTTCAATGTCCATGGAGCTGGAGCCGGTGCCGTCGTGTTCCAGCTTAAGGTTTTTGTTGGTTGTGATGTCAAGACCGGTGGCGTCCGGCGCCGACCAGATCAAGATACCGCCGGGCGGAATCTTGATAATGTCAGTAGCATCGGCGCAAAGACCAATCGGGGTCGTGCCGCCGCCTACCAGCAGGGTGGCGTCGGAGGATTTATTTTTGAGATACAGCACCTTGAGGGTTTCGATTGTCAGTGCCGTGCCGAATGCATCCAGCAGCGAGCCGCTGGCATAGAGGTCCAGCACTTCGTTGGCCCCGTCGGCCAAGGTGCGGGTGTCTCGAAAGATCACGTCTGCCTGGTTGGCGCCCGAACCGTCGGCCAGCGAGATGGTGCGGTCAATCGTGATCGGATCCGAAATGGTGCTCAGATCGTCCACCTTGGTATTGAGAATATTAAACAGAATGTTAATCGCGGTTGTCAGTGACATGTCAGGACTCCTTTATATAAATCATGAAATCGATGTATTTACCGTGCAGCGTACTGCTGGTATCCAGGCTGGGCAAACTGCCTGTATTCAGGACGTGTATTTTTTCAATCAGTAAGTTGGCGTGTGTTGCATACCGGGTCGCGCGAAACACGCTCACGATCGCGTCCCGTATCGAAATCACCGACCTTGCGTCTGTGTCTTGAATCGTCAACTGGTACCGCGACTTATTCAGTCCGGTCAGGCCGCTGTTGGTCAGGCCCTGGTCGTTGCCGTTGACTTCCATGTAGGTCGCGGCCGGCAGGGCCTTACCCTCTGGCACCTGTTCAGGATAAACCCGGTTGCCGATCAAAGCACGGACCGTTGAGTCCTGCAATACACTCACGATGGCGGCCTCGGTGCTCATCTGCTCCATTGCCTCCGGATGTCCTGTGCAATATATTGTTTGGCCACCCTCAAGGATTCATCTTTGGTGGCTTCGTGTGCTTTGCGCATAAAAGGTTTAGGTTTGGCTACCTTGCTTTTGGATCCGCCCTGGCCCGGCCCCGCGTGGCCGTATTCTATCGCGTGCGGGATAAAGTTTCGGGTGCCGCCCGGGCTGACCGCAATCAGCTCGGGGTGTTTTTTGGTATCAAACCCCACCTCTATGGCATAGGCATCTTTAGCACGTAACTGGCGACGCGGCGTGACCATCAGCTTGAGCGAGTCAGCAATATTTTCAGCCATGCCGGTGCCGGTTCGCTCCAGTCTGGCGGCATTATCCTTAGCGACCGCCAGGGTTTTCTTGCGGCCGAGGCGAACGCCCTTGCGCACGGTTTTTTTGACGGTATTGGCTTCGAATTTAGACATTTTACGAATTACAGCCTTCGTATTTTCCTGGACAGTAATCACGGTGTCACCTGTGCCCGCTCAATCGCCGCGGGGGCTTTTATTACCAAGAGTGTTAGCATTGTTTAAACTCTAATAAGCCCTCTAAAGATTCATTGACCTGACCAATGAGTTTATCTTGCTCAAATTCATTCCATTCCGGTATCAATTCGCAAAGTGATTCCAGGGCCTCACTAAAAGCATTAACTTTTTCCAAGTTTTTAATAACGATTTTACATTTAATTATGCCCCGAGCCATTACGGTGTCACCTCCTCGCAAACAAGTTCCATCCGGATATTGCGAGACCCCACGTTGATGGGCGGGCCCATGATCTGTAGCACGGTCGAGCCGAACAGGATTCTGTGCTCGGCCAGGATGCCGCTGCGGTACCGGATCTCCACCTTGTACCGAAGCCGGGCCGTGGTGCTGATCTGGCGTATCTCTTCCTCGCCCCGCATCGGTTCCACCGCGGCCCACACGGTCGCGTAGGTGGTCCAGACAGGCTTCTCGCCGCCGATGTCGTCCTGGGTATAGCCCGTGACGCTCTGGAGCGCAATGCGATGTCTCAGCCTGCCTGCTCTCATTAAATCGGTATCCTTCGGTTCATGCCAAGATGATCCTTAACACTATAGGGCACCTTGGTGATCGTGATCGGGCTGGTGGCTTCGCGGTTCTCATATAGGCTGCCAATCAGCATCAGGATGCCTTGTTTAATATGGCCCGGCACGTCGTCGGCTGTGTCGCCATACCCGGCCTTGTAGGTGATCGTCACGGCATTGAGATCGCCACCTCGCTGCGACGGCCAGGACTGGTTATAGGCCAGCCGGATCCGGCCCGGCCCGAGCTTTTGATTGGCATCCACTTGGTAGACGGACGAATCCAGCGTCTGGGAATCGCCGTTAATGTCGAGATAAGCGATCGACGTGACCGAGACTAACGGAAACCATACCGGATTGATCTCAACGGGAAACTCGTCCAAATAGTCGACCTGCGTTTCGGTCAGGAATTTTTCACCGCGGTATTGTTCCGCCCACGAGACGGCCGCATCAATGTAGGTCTGCAGCAGCGTATCGTCAGCGTCAATATCGATGCGCAGTTGGCTCTTGACCTCGCTCAATTCGAACAGGCTGGACGATGATGCCGGTGTACCGGTTACAGGCATGACAACCTCCTATCACCTAACACCGAAAACCTTAAACCTGACATCATGGCGTCACCTCCGTGGTGTCTGGCCCATAGGCCCCCTGTTTCCAGAACCAAATCGTATAGGTCGTGCCGGCATTGAGCTGTAGGTCGTCTACCCAACTGCCGTCATCCGCCGTCGTGGTCGTGCCGCGCAGCGTTGCGGCCGTGCCGCTGGATGCGTATTCGCTGGCCACAAATGCTCGCACAATAGCGCCGCCGATCCCGTCGCCGCCGCCGGTCTTGTAATACATATTACTGCCTTCATCATCCAGCGTATCGGCATTGACCGCGGTGTCCCCGGTTCCGGTGACACTGCCGGTCCAGGCCGCGTCGCCGCGATCCCGGATGGCCTGCAATGAGTCCGTCGAGGAATCTGCCGTGCCGCCCATGTCACTGGGCGTGTTGGCATCCGACCGGAATAGGGCCTTAAAGAATCCCAGGATCGTGTTGTCACCCGACCCGGTAAAAGCTCCCAGCCGGGCCAGAATCGTGGTAAAGTCTGAAGAGTTTGCATCCATGTGCGTGACCACTTCGTCCGCAATCGCACCAACGTCCGCCGTGGCCGTCACGGCCGTCAGGTGATCGCCATCACCACCGGCCTCAGTCAAGCCTGCACCCGCTGCCCCGATATCATCCGTCTGCCCCTCGATGTCGGACAGATTCGCCGCCACCGTGGCGCCGCCACCCAGGTCACTGGGCGTACCAATCAGGCCCGTAATGGTCGCGATCAGGCTGTCAAAGTAGTCCGTAGCATCAGTGCTTTCAACGGTAGTGATGTCTCCGGATCCGGAGGCCTGAGCCAGACCGGGCAGAAACCAATAGGTGTCTGTACTATCTTCCGGTGTAAACGGCAGGGTCGAAACCGTTGCCAAATCCCCCGTGTCCGCCCAGTCGGTGATGTATCGCCAGTGATACTCAGATCCACTATTGTCAAAGATGAGAATTAACTGGTTATTGATTTCGTCATCGCCATAGGGCAGGCCGGTCAGATGAAGATGGGTGGTGTCATTGCCTACAGCACCAATAGTACCAGACACGGGCGTTAACGGCACGATTGCCGCTTGCGTGACGGCGTGTTGGGCATCCTGGGCCGTGTCCAGGCCGTCCAGTGTCGTGATCGTTCCGCCGGATGTGTTAATTCCTCCGGTGACCGATCCCACCGACCCCGTGACGTTACCACCGACGTTACCCGTCACGGATCCAACCGCTCCAGTCACGGATCCCACGGACCCCGTGACGTTACCACCGACGTTACCCGTTACGGAACCAACCGCACCGGTCACCGATCCCACGGACCCTGACAGGTTGCCGGTGATAGATCCCGTAATATCCATGGTCTGGTTGGGCAGGTCGATCGCCGTCAGGTGATCGCCATCACCACCGGCCTCGGTCAGCCCTACACCCGCTGCCCCGATATCATCCGTCTGCCCCTCGATGTCGGACAGGTTCGCCGCCACCGTGGCGCCGCCACCCAGGTCACTGGGCGTACCAATCAGGCCCGTAATGGTCGCGATCAGGCTGTCAAAGTAGTCCGTAGCATCAGTGCTTTCAACAGTGGTGATGTCTCCGGATCCGGAGGCCTGAGCCAGGCCGGGCAGGAACCAATAGGTGTCTGTACTATCTTCCGGTGTAAACGGCAGGGTCGAAACCGTTGCCAAATCCCCCGTGT